TGCTGCAACGCGTAATCCCTATAACGTAGAGCGCATACCCGCGCCAAGTATTTTAAGTGAGGGCGAGGGCAAAAGTTCTCGTCCTCTTTTTTATTTGTAATTAGAAAGGAAGAAGATTATGCTTTACGCCTATAATACTGCTAGTCAGACTGTTTTAACTGGTGCTCCCGTTATCTTTTCTACTGTAGGAGTAGAAACAGGTTGTACGGCTGTTTTGAACTCTGGTTCAGTACGGATCAATCGTTCTGGCCTTTATATTGTTCACGTCAATCTTGATGCTGCAACTTCTGGTACTTCTGAGAATCTTAAATTCCAACTTACTCAGAATGGTAGTGCAGTTGCTGGAGTGTCTATGTCTGCTAATAGTGCTTCAGCCACTGATCTTGAAAATCTTGCTATGACTGCTATCGTTCGTGTTGCTCCTAATTGCTGCGTAAACACTAGTAATATTCCTACGACTCTTGCTGTGATCTGCTCTGGTGTAGGCGCCACGATCTCGAATGCTGCAATCACTGTTAGTAAAATTGGATGAATAATAACCCGTTAGACTATTTAGTATTGTTTAATACTTGGATAGGGATTTCCAATTACGAATACAACAGTAAGCAGCACGAAGTTCAGCAAGAGCTCGATGCAAAACTAGATAAAATACTACAGCTATTGGAGGGCAATAATGATGGCGTATAATCCTTTTGACAGGACGCGTTCCCCTTCCTCTTCTCCTTCTCTTGCAGCTACGCAGGCCTCTAACACCTTAGAAGATTTTGATCCGGTTCCTTGGTTGAAGAAAGCGATGGATTGTAAATTGAAGGGAGTCATGTTTCACAGTAATGCATCTAGAAGTGCACACATGATGGGCCTTCAGGGCATGAAACGCTGGCATAGATGCCAGATGAAAGATGACTTTAAACAGTTAGTAGAGTTGCAACACTATACTATCGATCAGTTTGGAGTCAACTATGATCCTGAATTCGAGGCTACACCAGGTGCAACTACAATTACTGATACGCAATCATTACTCAAAGCTTATAACGAGTATGAGTCAAAATACTATGGGATAATGAGTGACATTGCTAACCAATTAACCCTTGGTAACTATAGCAATGAAGCAGGGCTAATTCGAGACATCCTTTGTGGGGTGGCTAAAGAGCTTGAGAAGAGCCGTAGATGGTATCAGGATTTTGAAAAAGCTAATTGGGATTGGGCTTATATCAGAATTGTAGATGCCAAGCTGCATGATAAGGTAAAGGAACAAGAAGAGGCATAAAAAAAAAGGAGAGGGAAATTAATCCCTCTCCTCCTGTTTATTCCAGAACATCTTCTCTTTGATTAGGTAGTACTTCAAATGGAGAAACGCATCCTTCGTGTGTTCAGTCTTATCTGGATTGCGTCTGACAAAGCCTTTCCACACTTCATCCAGACCACCACTGAACTTTTTAATTCCTGGTGATTGGCGTACTACTGGAATCATAAACATTTGAGCTGCAAGTTCAATTACACCGATCACTTGACAAGGATAAAAAGAATTCCACACAAGATGTTTTGCAGCCCCTGGATACATGTTAAACGTTTCATACACAATTAAATCTGCTTGCTTACACAGGTTAAAGACACTTTCAAAGTCTTCAAAGATTGTACCTCCAGAAAGACTATTACTGCCTACTTCAGTTCTGTACGTAACGTATCCGGTGCTATTGCCTGGATCTAATGCTAGGATAAACATTCTTTTATATCCTCCAATTTATTCAAGTGGACCCGCCCGATCTTTTCATCGATCTTATCACCTATAAGAGTATACACATAAGTGATACCTTGTTGCCCAATGCGGTCAACGCGCCCGATGCACTGGTTGATTTCTTCCGGGTTCCAGGTCTTATCAATGAAAATCACGGTATCAGTAACGAACTGAAGTTCATCAAGTCCCTCGCCCATTGCTCCAATTGTTCCGAGCAAAACGTCGCAATCACCCCTTGTAAACCTGCCTTTGGCCTCCTCCCTATCTGCAACCTCCCCCGAGATGATCGTTGTCTTATGTTTATGCTTTTGAAGTTCCTCTGCTACGAAATTAATCGTGGTTGAAAAGCGGCTAAAGACAACGATCTTCTTTTCTGGATTACAATCCAGAAGATCTAGAATCCATTCTACTTTAGGATTGCCCCCAGGAATACCTAATGTAGCTGGCTCAGAGCTAATCTGCTGTAACCTAAGAAGCTTTACTAAACCGGATGACAATGAAATTCCCTGTTCAGCAAGTTCTTCAATTGCTAATTTCTTAACCTGCGTTAGCATTTTCTTTTGGCTGGGGGTCATTTCAATTGGAACATCTATATACTCTCTGCCTTTGGTAAGATGCAACTCAGGATTGTGAATAGAACACATCTCCAATAAAGCACGTAACTGTTCTACACTGTGTGAATTCTTGGTAAGTCCAGATATCTTTTTCCCCCAGAAGGTTTCCTCTACGTCACAGAACTTATTAACGAAAGCCCAGTAACTATGCCCCGATAATACAGGATGCAAAAAGTGAAGAATGGAATAAAGGTCATCAGGCTTATTATAAATGGGAGTACCAGTTAACGCCGTTCTATGCACTGCAGGAATTCTCTTTACAGCGATAGTGCGTTTGCTATCCCTATTCTTAATTCGATGTGCTTCGTCACAAACAATTTCATCCCATAAAATGCTGCGAAGTAACTGTTCATGCTTCACAACTTGCTCGTAATTAAGAACTAGAATTCCTCCTACTTTTCCTGACTTAACAACTGTAGTGACATCTTTACGTTCAGGCCACCAAGTATTGAACTGTGTTACCCACTGAAGTCTAATAGATTTTGGAACAATAATAAGACAGTTCTTAGCTTGACGTTCTCGCAATACTACAATAGTCTCAACAGTTTTACCGTAACCCATCTTATTACGATTCAAGTAGAAATTCCAATTCTGAGCTTTTTGTACATCACGTACCTGGAAATCTTTTAGACCAGTTAAATTCCATTGACGCCCTGCATGTTGACTTTGCCCTTCAGGAAATCCATGACCCCCTAACATTCTATTGATTATGTTATCATCAATAGTATACACACCTTTAGTAAAGGAAACACCTCCTAAGATGTTTGCTTCTTGCCAAGCACGATCCTCTGACTCTTCGAACTCAACATGTAAGCGTAGTCCTTTTGTTCCTACAATTCGCATGCATGCATTTCCCCCCATCGATAACCAGTATCTACATCAGCTCTAAAAGGGACTTCACAATTCGGAAGCATTCTCGCAGGCAATGAACTCATAACTTCCTTACACTTATCTGCAACCATTTTAATCATCTTAGGATCATCAGTTACTTCTAAGATAATAGAGTCATGTACTGACAAGCTAATCTTGACGTCCAACTCTAATCCTTGTTCCTCGATCCAGTGCTGCAACTCGATCAGTGAGAACAAAGTTAAGTCTGATGCAATGCTTTGAATGGCAAAATTAACCATTTCATTTTGAATGTGATAGATCTTTTCAAGTGTAATGACGAAATGCCTTTCTCTGCCAAATACTGTTACAGGACTAATGTTCCGATAAATGCCCTGACGAGTATCCGAGATATACTTTTTAACATCTGGCATAGATGCAAACCAGTTATTAATCAGATCAGTAGCTTCCTGCTTTGAGATTCCGAACGTCTCTTGCAAACTTGCTGGTCCACGACCGTAGGCGATACCAAAGTTAATAGTTTTGGCTTTCACTCTCTGTTCCTTCGTAAAGTCAGGTCCAAACATCTGTGTTGCGACAGCATCATGAAGATCTTCTCCGCGCTGATAAACACCCGTCAAGAATTTGTCTTTACTTAGATATGCAAGTACTCTTAGTTCCGCCTGTGAATAGTCAGCCTGAACTAGAATACACCCATCAGGTGCGGCAACGAGATTTTTAATGAGAGAGTCTCTAGGCACATTCTGCATGTTAGGGTCACTGCTGCTTAATCTGCCAGTTTCAGTTCCATGAAGGTTAAACGAGCAATGGATCCTATTATCATTGCATAAGACATCACGAAATCCTTGTACATAGGTATCCATATACTTACTTAATTTACGCATTTTCTTAATAGCATTGATAACTGGATATTGATCTCCTACTTCAGCGAAGAGCGCGTCTAACGCTTTCTTATCAGTGCCTTGAAGCTGTTTACCTGTAGTTGTTTCCAACAACCATTTAAGCTGTTTCGGAGACTTATAATTGAAGCCATCTCTAGGAACAGCCCTGGCACCTACTGCTTTAGCATAAACTTCAGGTTTCCAAATAGCTCTTGCCGTCTGATGAATTTCTTTTTCAGCTTCAGCGATCTGTGTTTCGAGATCGTACTCCAAATCTTCCAAATAGTTTACATCAATATATGAGCCATTTAATTCTACTTGTTTATAAGCGTTTGATGCCTCGATCAATTTACGATAAATAAATTGAGAATTTTCACGCATAAGCCCCGGAAACCGTCGAGACAATTTAAGTGTTGCAACACAATCGCGTGCTTGATACGGAAACAATACTTCTGGTTTTAGGTACCCATACTTAAAGTCTGCTAATTTGCATTTATGCTGTAGACACCATTGCTTCTTAATTTTATCAAGTTCGTCATCCCATGCAGGTGCTTGCAGATAAATCTTACCCAGTTCTTTCAAGCTATGTGTACCGCGTTTTTCATTAATTCCAGCATAATGCATCAGCATAGTATCTTCATCTATACGTGCATCTATATTGCACAACCACTTCAAACGCGTCGTATCGAACTTACCATTGTGCCAGATAAAGGTAATATCCTTTCTAGCAAATAGCGTGTTCAATGCCTTCCTGACATCTTCATTATAGCACAACGTAATAATCTTTGCAGATACTTCGTCAAAAGAAAAGCCAATAGATAACACTTTGTTATCCGTATAACGTACGTTGTCCGTCTCAATGTCGCATGAGAGTACCTTGTGCGTTGAAAGCTCTTGAATTAGCTTAATGGCTGTATATTGACCTCCATTATCTGTAGTAAAAGAAATACTATCCCAATCCTTGCTATAATCGTAGTCAAGAGATGTGTGTGCAAAATTTGCTAGTGAATCCATGAAAGGATCCACTAGCATTAAATTTGATTGAAGCACTCTCTTTTCAGGCACAAATAAAGTGCGCGTTTCGAAATTAATCTTGAACCACTTGTCCTGCGTGGACGTTGCAACAACATGACGGTCCTCCGGGAAATTCGGGTGCAAAGATTTAATTAGCCTATCCATGCGCTTAACTCCTCTATACGGGCATTAAATCCTCTTCGATTGATATCATCGTTTTCTAGGTCGATAGTAAATCCATCAGGGCGAATACTCGTCAGGTCTAGTTTATGTTTAGTGAGAAATGCTGCTTGACAAGTGTCAGTGCTCCTAATTCTATCAGGGAAAAGATATTGTGTGTATTCCATAAAAGAATACCACAAACCTAACAAATGAATTTCTTTTGCTGTGCTGAACCACAAGTGCTCGAACGCTGGTCTACCACAGGGATGCATTTTAGCACATATTTTAGGAATGCCAATAACATCAATCTCTGGAATACCGTTAAGCACATGAAAACAGTGCTCGAAGTTGGCCACATCTTCTCCCTGACAGACTGCCATCAGTTTAAGGTGACTTGGAATCTTAAGGCCTAAAGCCTTATCGACTGCTTGAAGAGTTAAACCACAATTGCGAAAAACATCCGGTAGGATAACTTCATCAGCACCAATAACTTCCGCAGCATCTAGAACCCTTTGAAAGTCTACTGCACTTCCGAGTTCAATTAAGGAGTTATCCAGGATCTTATATGCCTTAGACTTCTTTGCGTGCTCCTGAAATTTCTCTGGGTATTTTTCTACGAGATGCGTTAAATACATCTCGTAGCCGCCCTCTTCTGGAGTATAGTAGTCTAGATTTTTAACAGGAACAATGTGTGCAATAGATTTACTATTTAGCATTGTCTGCAGCTCCTTCCCTACGCTGCTTCGCTGCGCGGCGTTTCATAGTTGTTATCTCGCGCTTAATATACCACAAAGCCTTTTCCATATCTTCTATTTCTTTTTCGGTCGATTTCTTACCTGCGCGCGAAACGTATTTGACTACGTTTCCCCTGTTGAAGTTTAGCTGCTTATCTTCGATGAAGTCAATGACTTCAATCTTACCATCCGTATAGTGATTCGGATGATTTATAACGTCTGTTGTTGTCATTATTGAATACCCTCCACTCTCTTGACGTATTTAATGATTTCCTGCGTTACCGGGAAGATAATGATCTCATAGACCGTTTTGAAGGACGCCTGGGTTACAATCATAGTAAGCATTGCATCATTGGGCATAGTACCCATAAAGCCAATAGTAACGAAAATAATACTATCAACGAACTCACCTACCAAAGTAGACAGCACGCACCTAGCAAAGAGGCTTTTACCACCGGCCTCTTTCATCTTACAAAGTACTTTTGCATTAAGAGTATTCCCACAGAGATATGCAATAAGGCTTGCACAAAGAAGTCTAGGAGTATTGCCAAGCACCAAAGCATACTCTTCAGAATATTCAAACCACACAGGAGCTTTCAACGCTATTGTGACCATGAAGAACGTTACCATCAAAATGTTCATTGCAAAGCCCATTACAATGGTACTCTTCGCTTTCTTATACCCATAAACCTCAGCGAGTAGATCGTTGATGATATAGGTAATAGGGAAAAGAATTACAGCAGCAGTTAACGTAAGAGGCCCTACTGCAATCATTTTGAATGCAGCAATGTTGGACAAAAGCAGGCAAGTTACAAACAAAGTATTACAAATCAGATACATAATATTCCCCTCCCCTTTCTTATTTCAAAGCGGGATCAGCAACCCTGTTAATCTTAAAAGCATTTGCACGATCAATACACGTACCGCAGACACCGCAAGGTTTCTCTCCGCCTTCATAGCAGGACCAAGTTAATGCGAACGGAACATTAAGCTCTAATCCATCACGAACGATATCTGCTTTAGTGTAATTGATAAAAGGTGCCCAGAGACAAACCTTACCGCCTGTGCCTTCTCTAATTGCACAATTCATGGTATCTGCAAAAGCCTTAGAACAGTCCGGATAGGCTCTTCCAGCAGCATCATCACGATGCGCCCCATAGACAACCATATCAGCACCAAGAGCATATGCTATTGATGCTGCGGATGCAAGAAAAAGACCATTTCTAAAAGGTACATAAGTGTCTACAGTACCTTCTCCTCCCATTTCCTGGAGTTGCTGCGCATATGACTCGTGCTTGATCGCTTCAGTACTGTGCTGTAACAAAGAACAATTGCTTACCGAAAACACTTCTGAAAGATCTTTGACAATATGCCCTACTTGATACCAATTAGCAAGCTTTCGAGCACACTCAAGCTCTTTGACATGTTTCTGACCATACACGATAGACAATGCAGTAACTTCATTAGGTCCAAAGGCATTAACCATCTTCCCCAAAGCCACGCCAGAATCCAACCCACCACTTACAAGAACTACGATCATAATTCATACCTCGCATCCAGCTTTGCCTTATTTGCATCAACTATCTCCTCAAGCGTAAATCCAAGCTGATGTGCAAATGCAGTGAGATACCAAAGTACATCCCCCAATTCATAAATCATATTTTGCACATCTTGAGCTTTAGGTTCATGCCCCTGTCGATAGCCGTGCTTATACGCATTCAGAGTTTCCCCAACTTCTCCTCCTAGGGCAATAGCTAAATAATCCCCGTTTTCTCGGGAGGACCGAATACCCGTTGCAACGTACCGGTCGTACTCACTGAATGTTCTGATGCTCATTGATCCATTCCTCCTTAATATAATTTTCAGCTTCTTTAGTTGCTCTAAACGTGGCATTCGTAAGTCCACGTACAGCACCACAAGTTATTAAAGCAGCATATAGATCTTCTACAAGCCACTTATCGATATCCAGCATTGTTCTAGTTAACTTCTTACTAACAACGCCAGATAAAAGTACGATAGCAAGCTTCGGGTATTTAATAAGCAATTCCCGAAATTTTCCGACGTCAAACATAGCTACACCTCCATCTGTTTAGCAATTTCTATAAGTAACTTATCTGGTGCATATGCTCCTGATCCTGTTACTTTTAATAGCCCACGCTTAAGCAAGTCAGAAATGATCTTAGAAGCTTCAATAGCATCAATTCCTAACACTTCTTTCACTTGCATTCCTCTAAATACGTTAGAAGAAAGCAGAACTTTCAATGCAGGATAAAGTCCACATAGACCACGTATAAACTGCGTATTTTCGTTCTTAGCTCTCTGTGCGCGCTTATACTCCGTGATGTATCCTCTATAGTCTAATGTAGGTTTTATATAAGTCATTTGCATAAAATCTGAGGCATACTTAATATGCTTCGCAGTAACTACTAAGCGACCATCCACAATAGATCCACACAGATTAGCTATAGCACATCCAATACGTAACAGCTTTTCATGCACAGCTACACCAACTACTAAAGGACCTCCACCATATTGATTATCCAAATCTTGTGACAGTGCAGTAACAGTGTCTTCAACATCAGCTGCAATAACGATATTATCAGCACTAACTGTCCAGGCAAAGTTTATAAGACTTCTCCATTTATCAAATGGCGGATCAACTGGATTATCCGGAATCCCGGATAACGTTGCAACATCTTCCCGCGCAGCGGTTAAAACGAGGTCAAAGCGCGCTTGATCTTCCACAACGGGAATGAATTCAGTGAATGCTCCATATCCTCGCCAATAGAAATCTTCAAGATTACGGCCTGAACGCGGATTGGACATCCACAATAGACGTGTTCTAGCTCTTGCTTCACCTTTGGCGATCTTATTAATGGTGACTGCACCACTGCTTCTTGTAGATGAAAATTCTTTTAGATCCTCCACTGTAAGACCAGAAGCTTCATCCACTATCAGCAGCCCACGATCATTCATTGGAATTGCACCCCAAGTAATAACCCAGGAATCACCCATTCTCTGAACGCCTCCAATGACACCTGTCGCACGCGCGTTTTCACCGTTGATATACCCACCAAGTTGTATCTTCTTGACGAATCGTTGTGCCATCTGTGACTTACCAGTACGTGTATCACCTACAACAATACTATCAAGCCAACCTTTTAACTTACCTTTATGCCAATTGATTTCCGTGACAGAAAGATAAGTTAAAATAATCGCACCGAATAAATCTGCTCGGCCCTCGATGCTTAAACTAGGCATCCATGCCTTATAGTGATTATTGATCAAATCCAGGATTCCATCACTTACAGAATCTATCTGCTTAAAGTAGTCGAGGAAGTCGCTTTCATTTGAAGGCGCTTGCATCTGCATTGGAGTAGCTTGTTTGATCACATAGTAGTTCTGCTGTGTTCTAGGATCAGCCACTCTACAACATTCAAAGGCATATTTTTGTGTGGGAATTAATCTCTGCTCTTCATACATAAATATACCAAAACGATTTTCAAAAGAAGCATCATCCAGACCTTCAACAAATGAAGCGGATTCCTGGAATAGCAGTTTTTGAATATTTATATATTCAACAGGCTCGGCAACAATGCTGCGGCACCCGAACATTTTCTGTAAATATTTGTCCTGCGATATGTCCGCAGAATCAATAAATTGCAACATATGTCGAGCGTCCACATCTACATCTAAAGTTATCGATCCGCTCGATGCGGGACAGGGTTTTGTGCATTGCGAATCTCTGCACACAGGACGTAACTTAATGGGAATGGTATACGTTTTAGGGTCTGCGCCGATGACAGACATGTTATCCAATACCATCCAGCTATTCAATTTTTCGACGCATTCGCTACGACTAAGAATTGTCTTTTCAGCTGGAGGTACAACTTCCTGAGGACCATCAGTGATTATAAAATCCATGATATCCTGACCAGGACATTGTGCATAGAAATCCGCGAAATCTTTTACAGGTAATTGTACATGCCTAATTCTTGCAGCTATTGTCCGTAAAGACTGTTCGTATAGCTTTGCAAATTTTCTTCCAGGACCGTCTGTATCTGTCATAATGATAACATCACGATCTCGGAAAAGCCCGATTTCAGTCATAGGTACTGTTGTACCCGCTAATCCTGTAACAGCATTATAACCCTGGCTTCTAGCGGCTATACAATCCTTTTCGCCTTCCACCAAGATTATCAGATCTTCTACTGGGGCATCAAAGGCATCTAAAGGATAAAAGTGATTCTCACCTAAACCCTTTATATTAAGTACCTTTTGATTATTACTTCCTTCTATCCGTCTATGTGGAGGAAGATATTTGCGTACGTTTACTACTTGACCTGTCTGTGACTTGATAGGAAATGTTATACGACAATCGTCCCAACCAATACGATATTTTTCAATCGATGCATCAGATATACCAAAAGAGTGCAGAACTTGGATTTCTCTTGGACGCTCTAACAAGTTACTGACACACTTATTGATGTACTCTTCAGTCGGAAAAGGTAAGATACCTCTCTTCAACCAGTACTCATAAGCGTACGTAGCAACCTTATTACTTACTCCGTAATAAGCTTCCAGAAATCCAACTTCTGCACCACCTCTAGCACAACCATGACAATACCATTCATTGGTATCTTCATTTATGGTAAACGATGCATTTGTGTCGGGATGCAGAGGGCACTTCGCATACAGCTGATGCCCTCTGCGTTCTTCGATTGTAACAAAGAGATCATATATTGTCACTTTGTTACCCTCCTGTCCCGACAAAAATTTTAGCAGGCGAACACTTTCTTGACGCGGTTCATGACACGCTCATTATACACGTCCTGAATGACCTTTGCTTTGATCATGTTGCTCTTGAGAGCCTCAGCAACCTCAGAAGAATCGGTGCCAGGGGCAACTTCAAGTCCGATCGCATCGGTAAGCTCTTTCAGCTTCCAGAGAGCGTCAGGAGTCAACACATAATTCTCAAAGATAGCGGTCTTGCTATCAGGCTCACGGAAGCGCACCAGCAGCATGTCTTTACCTGTGGACGAAACTTTCTCAGTGACATCTTCGATCTGAAGAACATAAATGCCCTCGGCCAGGGGTTCGCTGGAAGGGATAGACGAGAAATCAAGATTTGCCATAATAATTTACTCCTTTCAAATTAAAAACCGTCTTTTCCTGCGCTTCGCGCCTCCTGCGCTCCGCG